ATTTCAAATGAACTAGAAACAACCGTTGACAACTTGCAAAAATCAAAAACATCAACAGAAGGCCAAGACAATTTCCTCAACTCTATAGAAGATTTAAAAAAACTATTAATTAAAAACACAAACCTTGATTACAAATTTCTTATTAAGCATGAAAAAGATTTAGATAAAATCCTAAAAGAATCACCGCTCATATCTTCTTTTATAACCGATGAAATTGCCAACAATGAAATAGAGAATACAGTTGAAAAACATCTACATGTATTTGCAAAAAACATTTACGACAAAGGATATCGATCGGAGGACGTTAGTAACAATCCAACTATAATAAATAATGATTTTTGCGACTTCATCAAGTCACGCGCAGCTTATATAAAAAGCACATTCTCATACCTCGGATTAATTTACAACTCACAACTGCCAACGCCTAAATGTTTAGACAAAATCATCAATCAACTATCGAGTATTGAATCTGACAAACAATGCCAATAATATACAAATAATATATGACTCCCCTCCGATGACCAACCACAATTCCTAATGTATGCTCGAAGTCATGGTCCTGGCCGATATTTTCGAACAAGCCACCATGCCGGACGGCTAGTTCATCCAGTCCGTGGGCATCCTGACCAGGGATGCCGTAAAGCCAGACCTAGCGACCATAAACACGGCCAAAATCGTTTATATCAATTTACACTTGTTTATATTAATAGACAACACCCGCATTTCCCCCTACAAAGCCCTCATGAGCGCCCACCCGCACCTCAACCCCCTGGCGGCCCGGACCGCCCTGCCGCTGCCGCTGTATCTGGCTCCGGTTTCCGCCGGTTTTCCCAGTCCAGCCGAGGATTATCTGGACCAGGCCCTGGATCTTAACGAGCTGTGCATCGCCCATCCGGCCGCCACTTTTTATGTGCGGGCCAGCGGCGACTCCATGCGCGACGCCGGCATCCACTCCGGCGACATCCTGGTGGTGGACCGGGCCCTGGAGGCCAAGCACGGACGCATCGTCATCGCGGCCGTGGACGGCGAATTGACCGTCAAACGGCTGCGGCAACAAGACGGACGCCTGTATCTGGCCCCCGAAAACCCGGCTTACACGCCCCTGGAAATTCTCCCCGAATCGTCGTTCGAGATCTGGGGCGTGGTCACCTTCGTCATCCACCGGACTTGACCACCATGCCGCCCCGCCAGATCCTGGCCCTGGTGGACTGCAACTCCTTCTACGCGTCCTGCGAAAAGGTGTTCGTGCCGGCCCTGGCCAACCGGCCCGTGGTCGTGCTGTCCAACAACGACGGCTGCGTCATCGCCCGCTCGGCCGAAGCCAAGGCCGCCGGCATCCCCATGGGCAAGCCGGCCTTCGAGTGCCGCGAACTGTTCAAGCGGCATAACGTCGCCGTCTTTTCCTCCAACTACACCCTCTACGGCGACCTCTCGGCCCGGGTCATGAAAACCCTGGCCCGCTTCACGCCAAGCCTGGAAGTCTATTCCATCGACGAGGCCTTCCTCGACCTGACCGGCATGCCCGGCGACGTCATCGGATACAGCCGGGAGATCCGGGACACCGTGCGGCGCTGGACCGGCATCCCCGTGGCCGTCGGCCTGGGACCCACCAAGACCCTGGCCAAGATCGCCAACAAACTGAGCAAGAAGGAACCGGGCCTCAACGGCGTGCTGGACATCGGGGCAAGCCCCGATCCGGATGCGCTCCTGGAGCGGGTTCCCGTGGAAGACGTTTGGGGCATCGGCCGGCGCTACGCCGCCATGCTGGAACGCCACGGCATCACCAACGCCCGGCAATTCCGGGATCTGCCACGGGATTTCGTCAAGAAACGGATGACCGTCGGCGGGCTGCACACCCTGCTGGAACTGCGCGGCATCCCCTGCATCGACCTGGAGACGGTTGCCCCGGCCAAGAAATCCGTGGCCGCTTCCCGGTCCTTCGGCAAGCCGGTGACCACCATCGAGGAGATGCGCGAGGCCCTGGCCGTCTACGTCACCCGGGCGGCGGAACGCATGCGCCACGGCCGGCTGGTGGCCAACGGGGTCACGGTCTGGGTGCAGACCAACACCTTCATCGCCGGCGAGCCGCAATACGCCAACTCGGCCTACGCCGGGCTGCCCTTCGCCACCGCCCATACCAGCGAAATCCTCAAGGCGGCGCTGCAGGTGCTGGAGCGCATCTTTCGCAAAGGCTACCGCTACAAGAAAGCCGGCGTCATGCTGTCCGGCCTGGAGCCGTACGGTTTCCGCCGCCTGTCGCTGCTCGACCCGCCTGCCGCCATCGATCCCAGACGGGAACGCCTCATGGCCGTGCTGGACAAGACCAACGCCCGCTGGGGCCGCGACACCCTACGCCTGGCTGCCTGCGGCACCAAACAAGACTGGAGGATGCGGCAGGCCAAGCGCTCCCCGCGCTATACAACGGCCTGGCTCGAACTGCCGGTTGTGAAGGCCTGACCGACGCATCCCCTCGGCGCAACCGCTTCCACCCCGCCGCCAAAACAAAAGCCCCGGCCGAAACCGGGGCTTGAACGATCACACGCCGCCCGGCCCTACTCCGGCACCGCCGGCCAGACAATCGCCGCCTCGGCAGCGGCCACGGCCTCGGGAGTCCCGGCTGCCTCGACGGCCCGCTTGCCGGCCAGCCGGGCCGCCTCCACCGCGTCGCCATAGGCCCACCAGGCGTCGGCCATGGCCACGATGACGCGCGCCACGCCCTCGGGCGTCTCGGCCGTAATGCCGACCTCACCGACCACGGCCGGATAGGCCTGGGCTAGGGCGTCCGCGTCCTCGGACAGCGTACCGACCTCCTGCGCGGCCAGATAGGCCCGGGCTTGGGCCTCCTTACGCTGGTAGCGGGCCATCTGGGCCGAGCCTGGGGTGATGACTTGGTTGCACAGCGATTCGGCGTGGGCGTCAATGCGGGCGCAGGACTCGCCAACAGCATCGGCCAATATCGAGGAAGTTGCCCCGACGGCCCAGGTGGTCACCTCTCCCCAGGAGGCCGGGAAGGCCAGCATCCGCCGAGTCTCGCCGTCGCCGATCAAAGCAACCGGGTAGCCGGGAAATGCCGGACAGAGAGCCACAGCGGTGGCATGGTCGGACACAATGCGAACGGTGTCGGTGCCGATGGTCACGGTGACGTCATCCCCTTGGGGGATCATGAGGCCGAGGGAAGCCAAAAAATCCCGGGACGCGGTGGATAAGGGGTCGTGCAGTATCGTGGTCATCAAGCAGCCCATCCCATGGTTGCAAATGATTTTGACTGCGTAGATCCGGCTCCACCAGCGGATCCGCTCTTATAACGACCATCAACATTGGCCCCGCTGCCAGCAGGACCGCCGGCAGCCGACAGATTCGGACTGCCAGTTAGTGAGCCGCCGCAGAACAATCCCGCAAAGCCACCAGCAGAACCGCCACCGCCACACGTCCCACTGCCGCCATTTGCCCCATTAGCAGTGATCGAATGGCCGGCGGTAAAAGATGCGTTCCCACGACAAAATTCGAGCAGGACGCCGCCTGTGCCTATGCCTGCCCCAGGCCCGGGAGGATTCCCAGCTCCGCCGCCGCCCCAATCGCCCAGGCCGCCAAAGCCCCCATATGCGTCCGCGCTTCTGGCCGGGCCGCCGCCGCCGCCTGGTCCGCCGCCCCAGGGCCGACCGGGGCCCCCCCAACCACCAGAAGATCCTCCTTCGCCGCAGCCGCCCCCTCCGCCGCCCGGGGCGTTGGAACCAGCTCCGCCAGGGGTGAAGTTGCCATACGTGTTGTTGCCAGGAGCAGCCCCTGCACCGCACCCGGCCGCCGAAATAATGGTGCTGCCATAGGGCGTCCACGTCGCCCAATCACACGTAACGTCACCCATCCCAGGAGGTGGGCAGGCATACATGCTCGGGTCAAATATGCAGTAGCCCGTGGTGCGAATCCATTTGAGAAAATCGGCGTAGCTGGTGTTTTTGCCCGAGAACGTAATCGCCTGCGGCACAAAAATATCTTTGTCCACAGCCCAGTTTTTAGCCCCTGCAGCGCCTCGGGCAGTCATGGAGACAGAGCCGGCCGCGCCTGTGGAACGTGCGTCAGACAGTATAATCAACCCACGGCATCGCTGCGAGGCCGTCAGGGCCGCGTTGACCGTCAACGCCCCGTATCTGGCGACCTGAATGGGGCCGTCCAACGTCGTCGGGATGGACGTAGCCACGCTGATCGTCACGTCCCCCTTGGAGTCGTAGAGGTTGAAAAAATTGACCAGATTGACGCCCGGGGTCCAAACGGCTGTCCACGGTTGCTTGGCGGAGAGTTTCGATACACCCATGGCCTAGCCCTCCTCTCCCGACGCCAGGAACGAGACCGACGCCAGCGTCGAGAGCACCCGCAGCTTGTCCGGGGTGGCGCTGGCGGCAAGGAAGATCTTCGTATCGATGTGGATGGATTCACCAGGGGCCAACGACGCTTTGAGCGGAGTCGCTTTAATGGTCCCTGTGGAGGTTGTGAGGGTGACGGTGATGTCGGCGGTATCGACCGTTCCGGTATTGCAGATGCTGATGCCGAAGATAGCGACTTCCAGGTTCGCCCCGGGCACGACCCAATCCGTCACGGTGTTGGCCGCCACGTTTGGCAGCGTCCATGGTTTGATAGCCATTGAATCCCCCTAAGAATACCGTAGTGCAATCCGTCTGACATCAGCCTTGGACAGCCCTGATTGCCCCAACGTCAGTTTGCCGTCAGACCCGACAACCAGCGCCAATCCCGCATCAGCGGCTGTGATCGCGGGCAATCCCAATCCTGCGGCTGCGGCCTGCGCAGCATCGCGTGCGGCAACAGCCTCTGCCGCGCTTGTCCCGGCTGTCGCAGCCGACGTCGCCGCCGCATTCTTGGAGGCCAAGGCATTGGCCTCGGACGTGGCCGCATTGGTTGCCGAGTTGGCAGCCGCATTCTTCGACGCCAGGGCATTGGTCTCGGACGTGGCTGCATTGGTCGCTGCAACAGTGGCGGCGTTCTTCGAGGCCATGGCGTTGGCCTCCGACGTGGCCGCATTGGACTCCGAGGTGGCGGCAGCCGTGGCTTTTGTCGTCGCAGTCGTGGCCGATGCGGCCGCATTGGTCGCCGAGGTGGCAGCCGCATTTTTGGAGGCCAGGGCGTTGGCCTCGGACGTGGCCGCATTGGTCGCCGAGGTCGCGGCAGCCGTGGCTTTTGTCGTCGCAGTCGTAGCCGATGCGGTCGCATTGGTCGCCGAGGTGGCAGCCGCATTTTTAGAGGCCAGGGCGTTGGCCTCGGACGTGGCCGCATTGGTGGCCGAGTTCGCGGCCTCGTTGGCTTTAGCGTCAACCGCATCCACCACCCCGTTGATCGCCGGAATCGTCTCGTTGAGCTGGTCGACCATCCGGTCGAGCTCCACCAGCGTGAGGTCCATGGCCTCGTCAAAATTGCCCGTTGTCCGACTCGGCGGCGTGGACAACGGCGTCAGGCTCGGTATCGTCATGCTCCCCCCTAAATGAGGCCCTGGACCTCGAAACTGATGGTGGACTTCACGCCGTTGGGCAGGTTCGGGTCGACCTCCTTGGCAAACCCGTAAACCAACAGGGATTCCGGCTGAAAACCCGTCTCCCCGTAGGCGACAAACAAGCAGGCCAGGCCGTCGATGTCGTCCAACCTTTTTTGGATGTGGTCGATATTGTCGGTGTCGAATGTCGCCTTGAATTTCAGGTATTTTGCCGTCTTGCCTTTACTGAGCGAGGTGTGGCCGAAATCGTTGGTGGTCACCTTGGAGTAGCTGATGCGGCTGGGCGACACGTCCCAGGTGGTCTCACCGAGGTAGGCCCCCATGCCGATGGCCACCACACCGCACTGGGCCGTGCCGCCCTCGCCGGCGTCGATGCGGATGCGCAGCTGGGAGCCTCCCCGGACCGGGATGGAGGCAAAGACGTCCCGGACAAATTCGGGCGTCGTGAAACAGTACTCGGTGTAGGTGTAGGACGGCTTGAGTAGGGTCCACGTTCTGCTCCAGATGACCACGCCGCCCATCAGCAGATCCAACGTGAGCATTTTGCCCCGGCAGCCAAACAGCCCCACCGAGTCGCACCGCGAGGCCGAGATGGTCACGTCCAGCAGCCCCTCCACGCTGGTGACGGTGTTGACGTACTCGTCGAACATCCGGTGGGCGTTGGTGGCTCCGCGGTCGCTCCAGGCCGGGTCCGTGCCCAGCAGATGGCTGGCCGGGGCCTCGCCGGTCGTCTCGCGTAGCGAGAGGTAGAGACGATGCTCGGCGGCCACCATTACCGTCCGGCCAGCCGGATACTTGGTAGCAGCGGACCACTCCTCGGCGTCCGTCTCGGGCACGTTGGTCGCGATCAGCGTGATGTCGCGTGGGATGACCACTTTCACGAGGTAACCACCATGAGGTTGCCCTCCTTGGCGCCGCAGCGGGTGAGCATGGAAACAACGGCCTGGGAGTTTTCGACCAGGCGCTCCTGGGTCTGGCGCAGCCGGTCGCCCTGGCGCACGACCTCGCGGCGCAGCTCGGCCACCTCGGCGGCCAGATCGTCACGGCCGGACATGGCTGGCGCGGCCCCGCCGAGCATCACGCCCTGGATGCGCTCGGCCAAAAGCAGCAGCATGTCGGTCTGCCGCTCGGTGAGCACGGCCTCGCCGGGTTTGCCGAGCACAAAAACGCTGTCCTCGCCCGGGATGCCGCCCTCGATCAGGCCGCCGGTGGCGAATCCGTACTGCGTTTTGAGCGCCTGCCAGGAATCGTAGGCCGTTTGCGACTGGTCGTAGAGCGACGAGACACTGCTCGGCAACGCGGCATGCTGTTTCCAGAGCTGCAATGCACCGCCCCAATCGACGTACCCAGTGCCCGTGCCGTAGTTGGTTTGGAACCAGCCGATATAATCGACGTAATTGATCTTGCCGCTTTGGATCTCCTGCAGCCGCGTTTGTCCGTCGCCCTCGTAATCCGCAAACAGGTCGGTAAGGCCCTGCCAACCGATACCGGTGGTAGCCAACCCCTGGATGTACTTGGCGACGTCGGATCCCTGAAACGCGCCCAACGTCTGCGTCCACAGCGCATCATATTTGCTCTTGAGCTGGGCTACCTCGGCCCGGTGCAGGGCCTCCCTGGCCGCCTCGATCTGGTCATCGGTCACGGTCTCGCCGATCCCCGTCAAATTGCCGCCGATGGCGGTGCCGGATGCGCCGAGTTGCGACAGCATCGAGGTGACGTAATCCACCCCGGACTGGTAGACCGACTGATCGGCCGTCGATGACCGCAAGGAGGTCAGGTAATCCTTGGCGTAGCTGGTGACGTTGGCCATGGCCTCGGTGTCGCCCGAGGCGGCCAGGGCATACTGCTCCTCGAAATACGCCTTGGAGTTGGCGGCCACGGTGGCGGCGTCGTCGGTGGTGTACGAGTCGCCGGTGCGGATCTCGTAGATGGTGGCGTAGATGTCCTCGACCATGGCGTCGATGGCCTGGCCGATGGACTTGAGCGAATCGATGATGTCGTCGGCCAGGTCCTCCTCGCCGGCCTGGTAGCGCGCAAACAGCGCGTACAGCTCCTCGATGGCGCTTTTGGTGTTGCCGGACAGGCTGTCCAGCAGATCCGACTGCTGGCGGTAGAGATCCTCCAGATCCGAGCGCATGCCCTCCAGGGCATCGGCCCAGTACTTGGCCAGCTCATCAATCTGCACCTGCATCAGCTCGGCGATGAGATCCTCGTCGAGGCCGTCCTCGATGGCCTGGGACAGCTCGTCGGCGTAGCCGGCCACCATCTGGATGGCCTCGGCCTCCTCGTCGTAGCCGGCGATGGCGGCCTTGCGGGCGTCCAGGTCGACGCGAATGGCCCGGGTCGAGTCGGCCAGGGCGTCGGCCGTCTCCTGGATCATGTTGATGATCTCGGCCCACTGCGCCCGCTGGGTCGCCTGAAACAGCCCTTCCTCGCTGGATCCCGGGGACCAGTTGAACGTCTTGGCCAGCTCGGCCAACTCCAGGGCGTTCTCCTCGATGGCGATCCCGACCAGGGCCGAGGAGTCGCCCACGGCCTCGGCATAGCGCTTGTTGGCGTCGCGGAGCTTGTCGGCGTAGTCGGCCACGTGCTCGGCGATTTTGGCCGCCAACTCCGCTGCCTGCACCTCCTGGATTCGCGCGATGACGGCCGCGTCGTAGCCGGCCTCCCTGGCATCGGCCAGCTCCCACTCGGCATCGGCGGCCAACTGGGTCAGCTCGGCCTCGTAGTCCAGGCCCCGGGCCTTGAGCAGCCGCACATCCAGCGACTGGCTTGCCTGCACCATGGCGTCGTTCCAGTCGGCCAGCGCCTTGGTGACGCTGTCGATGCTGTTGACCCAGGTGCTGGCCTTGGCCCAAAGCTCAAACTGATCCGGGTCCAGTCCGGCCTTGAGCGCCGCATTGAATTTGTCCCAAAAGTTGTCGATGGTGATCGACGCATCGCCGAGCTTGGCAATGGCCGTCGAGGCTTTGCTGCCGTAGTAGCCCAGGTTTTCGGCGTAGGCCTCGACGCTGTCGAAGACGTTGGACAACAGCGTGTCCATGACCGCGTTAAAGGCATCTTCGCCGCCGACGTTGTCGAGCACCTTGGACATCCAGTCCGCTTCCAGCAGGTTGCTCAACTGCTCGTCGGTGACGGCCAGGGCCTGGGAGCCGTCCGAGGCGTTGGCGGCCAGCTCGGCCAGCTGCGCGCTGGTCGCGCCCATGGACTGGGCCATGGCCATGACGGCGTCGGAGGTGCCGGCCGCCGTCTCGATGGTCTGGGTGCGCAGCGCCTCGATCTGGTCCTGGGTGACCTGGGCCACCTGCCCCATCTCGTAGCCGTAGGCCGAGAGCTTGCCGGCCCCGGTCGAGTAGGCCGTGGCGAGGCGCTCGATCTGGTCGATGTAGACCTCGCCGTCCTCGGCCAACATGTCGAAAGCGCCCCGCAGCCCGGCCTGCTCCAGGGCCTGGAACGCCATGGCGTTGGTGCCGTTGCGGATGTAGCCGTCCAGCTGGTCGTCGGTGATGTTCATCGACGGCATCCGGAAGCCGTCCAACACATCAACCGTAAAACCAAGAACATCCGCGAAATCGCTCAGGTTCTCTGCCGCGTCCTTGAACGCGTCGGAAATTTTCTTGGTCACGTCCGGATCGCCGACGCCGGTGCCGACCACCGAGCCGTCGGAGTAAAAATCCACGCCGCTGGTGACGGTTTTGCCGCCGGCGTACTGGACGTTGTAGCCGCTGGCGACCTTTTTGATCTCCTCCTTTTGCTCTCCAAACAGCCCGGAGAGCAGCCCGACCACGCCGCCGATGGCCCCGACCACGCCGAGCACAGAGCCGATGGTGCCCAGCACCGACGTGCCGGCCATGGCCGCCGTCTCGGCGGCCGAGTAGGTGGAGGCCACGGCCTCGGTTCCGACCGAAAAATAGTCGGTGGAGAATTTGCCCAGGCTGGAGACGTCGATGCCCTCGGCGAAGATGTCGGACAGGGCGTTGCCGCCGCCCAGGAACAGGGTGTTGCCCGAGGAAGCGGCCGTGGTCAGGTAGTCGCCGATGGCGTTGCCCGAGGATTTGCCGACGTAATCGCCCAGCGTCTTGATGGCGTCGAGGCCGTCGCCCAGGGAGCCGCCCGACGATTTCGAGCCGGTCAGGCTGGACAGGCTCAAACCGCCCGAGCCGGAGCCGGAGAACAGCCCGCCGACCAGATCCTCAAGCTGCTGCTGGACGAGCTTCTCGACGAATCCGGCAAAAGCGTCGAGCATCCGCGCCAGCATGTTGCGCCAGAGATCCTCGATGCTGGCCGTGCCGTTGCCGATGTTGCGGATGAGGTCGCCAATGCCGCCGGACACGCCCTCGATCAGGCCGTCCGTGGCTTCGACCATGCCGTCGGCCATGGAATCCCAGCGCTTTTTCGCCTTGGTCGTCTCGGACTCGTAGCCGCCAAAGGCCAACGACCATTTCGCGGCCAGGGTCTCGCCAAAGCTGCCGGCGTATTTGGCCTCTTCCTCAAGCTGCGCCTTGAGAAATTGGTCCCAGCGCTCGGCCTCGTAGATTTTGACGGCCGTCTCGTCGCCGGCGATCTCGCGCACAGCGGCCAGGTGGTTTTGCAGGGCGGCCGCCTCGGAGGCCCAGTACGCCTCCGAGAGCTTGCCACCCTCGCCCAGGCGGTCCCGCTCGGCCTGGAGCACATGCTGCTGGTAGGCGTCCCAACGGGATTGCGCCCGGGCCAGGCCGGCCGCGTCCTCCTGGTCGGTGGCGTACCGGGCCTCGCGCAGATCCTCGAGGTACTGCTTGTAGCCCTCCAGCCAGTCGGCCGCCTGGAGCTGCTGCGGGTCGGACAGATACGTGCCCATGTCACGGGCGTATTTGGCCCCTTTTTCGATCTCCTTGCCGAAATCCTTGAGCTGGGCGGCCATGCGCAGCACCGGCCAGGCCTGCTCAGCCGCGACCCAGGCGTCGCTAAACCCCTTGGTGTCCCCCTTGGCCCCGATCAGATTGCGGCGAATGTCGCCGAAAATTTTGTCGAATTGCTTGTCGACCTTGAGGGTCTCGGACTCCAGCCCGCCGGACAGGGAGTCGGACAGGCTGGCGATGGCGTACTGCACCTGCTCAAAATAGGCCTCGGCCCGCTCGCCGTAGCGCTCGGCAGCCAGGGCGGCGTTTTCGGCGGCTTTGCTGTTGTCCTTGAGCGACACCTTGACGCCGTCCACGGCCTTTTTGGCCTTGTCGATCTTGGCCGGCGCGTCGCCCGGGAACAGCTGGGACAGCTCGGGGATGGTCCCGCCGTTGTCGCCGGCCATGAGGGCCTGGGTGCGGGCCTCCTTGGCCTGGGCATCGGCATTGGCGCGCAGCTTGTCGCCGGCAGCCTGGAGCTTTTGGGCCAGCTGTTCCGGGCCGGACAGCGCCCAGTCGGAAAACGCCATCTCCCCTTTGACCACGGCGATGCCGGCCGCAATGGAGTTGGCGAACGTCTGGAACTCCCGGGTGGCGGCCATGGCCGCCGAGGTGATGGCCCGCACCGACATCTCGATGCCGCCCAGGGTGGTGAGGATCGGCCCTTTGTTGGTGGTCACCGAGGCAGCAAACGAATCCATGCCAGCCGTCATCATGGGAGCCAGCTCGTGACCGAACTCGATGGCCAGCTGCTTGAGGGTGGCGTCGTAGTTGTCCTTGACCGCCTGGGAGGTGGTCAACCACCGCTGCCAGGCCTGCTCGGTCTCGTCCGAGCCCTGGCGCACGTCCCGCAAGATGCTGGTGTAGCGCTCCCACTCCTGGGCCCCGAGACCGGCAATGCCGGTCAGGGCCTCGCTGCTCTCAAAAAGCTTGCCCAGGGAGAACCCCGAGACCTCGGCCGTGGCCTGGAGCTTTTGCAGCGTGCCGGCGAACCCGAGCTCCTGCACCATGGCCACGCCCGACTGGTAGCCCAGGGCCTTGAGCACCTTCTCCATGTTCTCGGTGGGCTTGTAGAGCCCCACCATGATGGCCTTCCACTTCGTGGCGGCCTCGGAGGTCGACCCCGACGTCTGGGTCACCAGGGCCAGGCCGGCGGCCATTTCCTGGGAGGATACGCCGACCAGGTGGGTGACCTCGGCCACATCGCCAATGACCGGCACCAGCTCGGCAAAGCTCGTCTGGCCCAGGTTGTCGATCCGGAACAGCAGATCCGAGGCCTCGGCCGCGCTGCGGATCTCGCCGTCGAAACCGGCCAGCAGCTTGGTGAGGCCCTTGACCGTCTCGGACTGGGCCACGTGGGCGGCCTTGCTGGCCTTGGCCGAGGTGGTGAGCAGATCCATGGCCTGGGCCGAATCCGTCGCGCCCGAGGACAGCACCTGGTAGTAGGCCTGCATCATGGCCTGGGGATCGCCCATGGTGCGCGGCAAGGCTTTGATGGTGGCGTCGACCTCGCCCAGGCTTTGGCTGGTGACCCGGGCCATGTCGGTGAGGTCGGCCTCGTAGCCCAAAAAACTCATGAACGAGGAGTTGGCCAGGGAGACGCCCTCGCGCAGGGAGACGTAGGCGGCTGCCGCTGCGCCGGCGCGTTTGGCGATGCCGGCCAGGGAGAGCGAGGCCTTGTCGCCCTCCTTGGCGGCCACGCCCATGCGGGCGGCCAGGCGCTCGTACTCCTGGGAGGTGAGGCCGGCGTAGCGCCGCAGGTTGTCCAGGGCGCGGCTGGCCGAGTCGGCGGCCAGCCCCTGGCGCATCCGGTCCTCGAGGCTTTTGACCTCCTTTTCGGTCATGCCGGCGGCTTGCCCCACGCCTCGCATGGAGTTGCCGGCCCGGCGCATCCGGCGCTCGACGTTGTCCTGGAACGCCTCGGTGAGACTGTCCGCCCGCTTGAGGGAGGCCTCGAGATCGCGCCCGTCGGCGGTCATCTCGACCGCGAGCGTCCCCGCCTTGATCCGCATCTACCGCCTCCCTCGATCCGTGTTGTCTGCCTCGCGCCGCGCTTCGGCCTCGGCCGCCCGCTCCCGCAGCACCACCCCGGCCAGCTGCTGCACCTGCTCCAGGAGCTCGTCCTGGTCCTCCAGCGGAATCCCCTTGCGGTCCATCACACAGGCCACGGCCAGGATGTTGATGTCGATGGCCCCGCCCATGGGCGCGACGATGAGCTGGCCGGCGCAGCGCGCGTAGAGGTCGGCGGCCAGGACGTTGGCCGGATGCAGCGAGGGGCGGCAGGTCCCGCAGGGCGGGCCGGACCGTTTGCGCTCCCGGTCCGCCGGAGTGTCCCAACGGCTCGGGGCAAACGTGCGCCGGCACTCCTCACAGGACAGCCGCCCTACGCCGGAGAGCCAGCGGCCGAGGTCGTCGCGTTTTTTCTCGCCGCCTCCCGTTCCTGGGCGTCCTCTTCGGCCAGGAACGTGCGGCATTCGCTCACGAATTTGCCGAACTCCGGATCATCCCGCGCCATCAGGATCTTGTTGGCGTCGGTGCATTCCATGGGTTTGCCGTCCAGGCCGAAAAAGCTTTTCCAGTCGCGCACAGCGCCGCAGAGATACAGGTAGCGCGTTTCGCCTTTGGGCATGGCGACACGCGTCTCCTCCTTGGCGGTGCCGTCAGGGTCACGACGCACCACGGTTTCCATCCGGTCGGCCTGGTCCTCGATGTCTTCGACATCCCCCTTCTTGAGATGCCGGACCAGGATCTCCGCCCCGTCCGGGTCATTGGGGATGGGGAACCATTTCTCTTTTTTGGGGGTGGGTCTCGCCATGTGTCGTCTCCTTTGTCCCCGCAAAACCGGGCGGCCGGCGGGCCGGGGAACACCCGCAGGTTTTGGCCGCCCGGATCGCGGGCGCAATTACAGGGTGCCGCCGTGGAGGGTGACCTCGTCGCCGGCGGGCTCGTCGACCACCGTCTTGACCGTGCTCTCCAGGGTGAGCTCGCCGGCCGCCACGGCCTTGATGAGGTACTGGCCGTTGTTGCTGGTCGAGCCCTCGACGATGAGCGTCTGCCCGGCGGCGAAACCGGCGGTCAGGAACCCGGCGTCGGCGTCGGTGATCTTGTTGCCGGCGGCCACGAAGGCGAGGCCGTCGCCGGTTAGATGCTTGATGAACATGGCGAACAGGCCGCCGCAGGTCATTTCGCCGGAGAGCGGATAGATGCCGTTCTTATCGGACTCACCCGGGGCGTGTTTGGACACCTGCCAGACCGCGACGGGATCGTTTGCCAGGTCCGGAGCCAAAAAATCGTTGTAGTCAATGTAGACCCTGGCATCATTGAATTTTTCGTTGTTTTTGATGTACTGTTTGAGCACATCCTGCCCGTCGGTGTCGCCAACGAGCATGTTGCCCGAGTAGGTAATGCGACCCAGCTTGCCCGTGGTCGTGAACTCAATGTCCCAATTGCGACGAAACTCGCTGGCCGTGATGACGTCGCGGGTGAGGCCCGGCAGGCCGAGCTTGTTAAGGCCTTTGACCACGGCCTGGTTGGCGGTCCCGGCCTTGAGGACCAGGGCGGCGTCGACAGCAAGCTTAAAATTGGCGCGCTCCATGGGGATGCTCCTTTAGGCGATGGTTTCGACGAGGCCGGAGAGCTGCACGCCAGCCATCCAGACCCCGTCCTCGTCCTGCAGGGAGGGGACGTCCCCGCCCCGCCACAGTTCAAAGGGGGCGACGCCCGCCCCGGTGATCACACGGCCCTCGAACAGCTCCAGGGCCGCGCCGGCCAGCTCCTCGACGGCCAGGGAGGCCGGCCCGAAAACCATGATCTGGATGGTCACCGCGTCGATGCGCTCGGTGGTGGTGTCGCGGGACAGCGCCACCGGGATGTCCAGCACGGCGTAGGGCCGGGGCCAGTCCCGGGGCGCGCTTTTGTAGGCCAGCCGGCCGCCGACGCCCGTGGAAAAGGCGTGGCCGGCGTGGGCCGCGAACCAGGCGGCCAGGGCCGCGCGCAGCAGCGGCCGCACCGACGAGCGCACCGGCAGCCGGCTCATTCGCCGCCCTTCATCCGGGCGGCGACCCGTGCCAGGTCGAACCGTTCCACGGCCGGCCGCAGAAACGCCTTGGCCGGCCGGATGCCGGTCCCGAACTCGACGTAAGGCGCGTAAGGCTCGCCGGCCTCGACGTAGCCGGTGACGACCGCGCCGTCGCGCTCGACGCCGACATCGATGGAGGCCTGCAGCTTGCCGGTCTTGACCGGCACCAGCCGCCGCGCCTCGGGCAGCACCTCCTGGCGCAGCTCGCCCTCCATGGCCTGCTCCACCTGACCCATGAGCTGCTCGAAACAGGCGGAGAACATGCCGTCGCTCACGGTTGGTCCTCCTGCCGCGCCTCGGCCTCGAACACGGTCCAGCCGCGCACGACGTCCGTGGCGGCGCTGGTCACGTGGAGCCGCTCGGACGGCGTGGCCATGACGTCGCCGGGCTGGATGGGACAGGCCGGCATCCAGCCGTGACGGTAGCCGACGCCCATCTGGCGGGCGGCGGCGATGCGCTCCCGGCCGCCCAGGGGATGGACGGCCGCGCGTCCGGACCAGACCGCGACCAGGGCCTCGGTGTAGCCCAGCGCCCCGTCCGGCACCTGGGAGCGGCGCGAGACGACCACGTCCACCACAAACACCCCGGCCGCCAGCCCGAGCACCAGCATGTCGCCCTCGGACCACCAGTCCATCACCAGCCAGGTCCGGCCGCCCTGCTTGAGCACGTGGCCGAAAGCCGGATCGCCCGGGATGTCGGCCGGCACGATCCAGGCCTTGCCCAGACGCGTCTGGCCCTGGTCCACGGTGGTGCGCAGGGCCGTGTGCATCCCGTGCCAGCCGTCGGTGTCCTCGACCACGGCCGTCAGCTCCACCGTGGCCGCGCCGGCCGCGTAGACGACCGCCTCCCCGAAAGCGGAGAGGAACACCCCGGGCTGGTCACGCATCGCCGTCCGCCTCCTCCTGGCAGGCCACGCAACGGCAGGCCGTGGGCAGGATGCGCAGCCGCGCGCCCGGGATCGGCTCGCCGCAGTCGAGGCACACGACGCGGCCGTCGGCCCACTCCTGCTCCTCGTCGCGGCAGCAGGCGATGCACGACAGCGCCGCCTGCACGTGCAGGGCCTCGGTGGCCTGGGCCTGGTCGCATTCGTCGGCCATGATCTCGCTCCTCAAAAGTTAAAGTTGCGGTTGAACTACTGTCCGGCCGGCGCGGCCTGGGCCTCGTAGCAGTCAATGGTCGCGTCCAGCTGGTCGACGTGGGCGCACTGCAGGTCGGCCCGCTCAAGCAGCCGCTCGAGGTTGGCCGGGGCACACAGATGCTGCCCGGGATCGATGGCCGGCAGCTCCGGAGCGGCCGGCCGGGGACAGCGGGTGTAGGCCTGGTGCACCGTCACCGGGGCCGGCGTCGGGGCGCAGGCGCTACCGGCGGCAGCCATTGAGATGATCAGCAGCGCGGCGGCTCGTCGCATCGTCCACCACTCCCCCCGTGCCCGCACCGGCGGCCGGCCGGGGCACGACTTTGACGTTGCGGATGATCTCCACCCGGGTGGCCGTGCGGGCCTCGGCCCGGGCGGCGGCCTGCTGGCAGGCGGTGACCTGTCCGGCCAGGGCGTCGCGGCCGGCGGCCAGGGTTTTCTGGTCGGCCTCGAGCAGGGCCACGCGGGTGTTTGCCTCCCCCAACTCCCGGGCCAGCACCGCGATCCGCGTCTCGGACCGGGCCAGGCGCACCGTCTGCCAGCCCAGGGCGGTCAGCAGCACGGCCAGGATCACCCCGGAGAGCATGAGTCCCGCGCGCTCAATCACAGGCCACCCCCGGCCCAAACCCGGCGGCCACGTAGAGGGGCGTCAACTGCCGCAGGATGCGGCGCGGATAGCCCCGGTTCTCGCGCCAGTTGCTCTCCGAGCGGCCGGCGTTGACGGTCTCGACATGGTCCCACCAGCGATCCGGCTCCAGCCCCTGGCTGGCGGCCAGCTTGGCGTCGCGGCGCACCCAGCCCAGGCCGCCGTTGTAGCCGGAGAGCGCAAAGGCAAAGCGGTGGCAGGGATCGACGGCGCTCTCGACACGGTCCCAGAGCCACTTGTCGTAGCTGGCCAGGGCGCGCATGGCCCAGGCCGGGTTGTACGGGTCCGCGCCGGCCAGCTCGGGCATGAGGCCGGCGATCCAGGTGGCGGTCGCCGGCATGAACTGGGCCATGCCCTGGGCCCCGACCGGACTGCGGGCGTCGGCGCGCCAGCCCGACTCCTGGTGGATCTGGGCGGCCATGACGGCCACGGGCGCGTCCAGGCCCCAGGCGGCCCGGGCGCAGCGGGTGAGGTCGGCGCGGTGGCGCAGGGCGGCGGCCGGGACACCGCGCACGGTCGCCGCCGGAGCAGGCGGGACGGCCCGGGCCGGGGCGGCCGGGACCGTTGGCGAGACGGCCGGGGCCGACACTGCCGGCGCGGCCGGTTCCTCGCCCCGGTGGCAGCCGGCGACGACGAACACGGCCAGCACGGCAGCGGCCACGGCCATGAGCAGGGCCGCCAGATCGGCGGCGAGCTGGCGCGCCGGAGCGGGCCAATCCCGGGATCGGGGCCAGGCGGCCATGGCTACAGCCCCAGCCCCATGGCGAGCATGGCGCCCAGGATGACAAGGGCCCGGCGGATCTGGGCAGCGGCGTAGATCTGCTCGCAGCCCGGGACCACGGCGTGATTGGCCTGGCCCTGGACGGCCCCGCGCTCGGAGCGCCAGTCGGCGGCAGCCAGGAACGAATCCGGCCGGGCGTAGGGAAACGCCCAGCGGTCGAGCCAGTAGCCGAGGTAGCCGGCCAGGGTGACCAGGCTCAATTTGTAGAGCGCCACCGGCAGCTGCTGCGGCGAGACGACGGACAGGGCGGCGGCCAGCCCGACAACGAGGAGCAGGCACGGCAGCAGGCGCGGCGTCAGGCGCGAGAGCAGCGACGGCGCGGCGGCGCTGGAAACGACGGTGGACAGCCCCCCGGCATACGCTGCGGCCTGATGCTCGCCATGGGCCTCCAACAGCTTGGCGAGAGCGTCGAGTCGCTGCGCGACCAGGATCTGCGGATCCACGCCGGCGGCGTCCGGGGTTTCGGGTTTGGGAGTGTCGGCCATGGCTATTTCCCTCCCGGGGTTTCGTTGAGGATTTCGGTTTTGACCTCGGGCGTGAGGTCTTTGTCGTGGACGATCATGGCCCGCAGCATCCGAAACAGGACGGTGGTGCGGTCCTTGAGGTCCTGGCGCAGTTCGGCGTGGCCATCCTGCACCGCCTTCATGGTGGTGCAGACATGGGCGCGGCGTTCCTCGCACTGGCCGTGGCTGACGAAGTTGCGCTTGGTGACGACATGGACCACCAGCGCCACAATCAACGACAGGACGGCCGTGATGCAGGCGGTTTCAAACGGCGTAAACGTCACGACGCCGCACCCCGCTAGGCCGTCACGCCGGTGAGTCGGTAGCCCGCGCCGGTGAACTGGAGGCACTCGTCGGTGCTCTGCCGGGCGCGCACGATGTCGCTGCGCGTCTGCTCCTCGCGGTAGGTCTCGACCACGACCATCTCGGGCGAATCCTCCTCCCAGACAAAGGTGCGGCCGATGGAGGGCTCGCGCAGATCCTGGCCGCCCGTGGACACCACGGCGAGCATGGCCTGGGTCTTGTCCCAGATGGGCTTGATGTCCTTGGCTTTGGCCTTGGGCGCGGTGTTGCTGACAGCACCGGCGGGGATGATGCGGCAGCCGAAATAGGCCTCGAGCTGCGCGATGGTCAGATCTCCCCGGATCGCGTCGGGGCTGGAGTATTTGACGCGATCAATGACCGCGTCGCACATGGACACGTGCCGCAGGATGGACTTGTCCAGGATGAGGGCGTTGGGCTCCAAACCGACGGACAGCCGCATGGCCTCAATGCCATCGATGATATCCTTCCTGGGGTCGGCGTCGGCATAGCTGTTCCAGGCGTGGGGCACGGCATGGGCCGTAAACGCCGCGCTGAAAAGCTTGGCCGCGACACGCTTTTCCCGGCTGCGCAGGATCATGGCCATGGCCCGGTAAGCGGTCATGGTTTCGACGTCAAAGTAGTTGCGCGCGATCTTGGCCTCGACATCGTCAAGGGGCTCTTCCCAGCCGTTTTCCGAGCACCGGTAGTCCTCGAAATCCCATTCCCAGTCGCCGCGCGCGTAGGCGGAACGCGGGGCCCGGGCCGTGTCGGCAACCTCAAGCAGCGCCTCGGCCGGGATCACCGGGTATTGGGCAGTCTGCAGAGGCGTGTAAAACGGCGGTAGGACCAGGTCGGCGATGAAACCGATCTGGGCGGCCGTCAGGCTGAACTCGTAGGCCAGGGCCCCGAGGTCGGGGCGCAGGGTGGCTTTGGTGGTGACGGACATTGTTGCGACCTCCGTGCGCGCCGCTAGCTCAGGTTATGGCCGTAGCCGAAGGGCACGACCTCAATGACGCCGCCGGCGGTGCCGGCGACCAGGCTGCGGCCGATGACGGTGCGCTCGCCCGCGCCCGGGTCCGTGACCGCCTTGCCGCCGGCGGCCAGCACGACCAGGTCGCCGGCCGCCACCGCGCCCGAGGCCTCCAGCTCGATGGTGCCCGAGGTGTTGAGCAGGCGGATGCTCACCAGATCACCGGCGGAGACGCCGTATTCGGTGACGCCGAGCGGCGCGTCGTCGGCGTCGCACTCGCTCACCGCGCCGGCGGCCAGCGTCACCAGCCGGTAGGCGTTGAGCGCGGCCGAGGCCGGAAACGTCCGGCGCTGCGCGTTAAGGTAGGACATTTACTGGCCCTCCTTGGGGTTGTGCTTGGCGATCCAGGCCTTGTGGGCCTCGGGGTTGGCCTTGGCCACGGCCGCCATGGCCTTGCCACGGCTCGTGCCTTTGTCCATTTCCGCCTTGACCAGCGCGTCAAAATCCGGGGCCGCCGCGCGCGGGTCGCCGGACTGGTTGAGGGGATCCGCGGCAGCCTTGGCGAGCAGATCCAAGGCCTGCTTGGCCGAGGGCGATCCGGCCCCGGGCTGGTCGGCCTGCGCCTGGGCGGGCTGTCCGACGCCGCCCAGGGCCGCGCCCAGGGCCTTGGCCTGCTCGGCGGTGACGCCCGAGCCGACGACAGCGGCGATGCGGCCGCCCTGCTCCTCGCCGACCAGCACGCCGACGACGCCCAGCACGCGTGAGCGCTCACCCTCGACGGCGGCCGTGATGGCGGTCGTGTGGCCGGCGGACAGTTCCGTCTCGATCTCGGCGCGCAGATCCTTGACCACGCCGGGATGCTCGGCCTTGAGTTTGGCCAGATCCATGTGCACCTCCTGCACGATGCGGTTGATGTATTCGGCGCGGCTTTCGAGCCGGTCCACGAGCCCCAGCTCCAGGGCCTGCCGCCCCAGAAAGATTTTGCCGTCGGCCATAGCCAGGGCCTGCTCGGCGCTCACGCGGCGGCCGGCGGCCACGGCCGCCAAAAACTCGGCGTAGGTGGCGTCGAGATGCTGCTGCAGATAGGCCCGGGCCTCGTCGGAGAGCGCCTCGTGGGCATTGCCCAACGCCTTGAAATGACCGGCGGTCAGGTAGGTGACGTCGACCCCGGCCTGCTCATCCCAGCCCGACCAGTCGGTGTGGGTCATGATCACGCCGATGGAGCCGAGCATGGCCGTGGCCTGGGAGCAGATCTCCCGGGCTTGCGCGCCGATCCAGTAGGCGGCCGAGCACATGAGGTCGCCGGCGTAGACGTAGAGGGGTTTGACGGCGGCCACGGCCCGGGCGATGCCGGCCAGCTCCTCGGTGCCGTCCACGGTGCCGCCGGGCGAATCGACGTCGAGGAGGATGCCCTTGACGCCGGCATCGCCCGCCGCCTGAAGCAGCGCCGCGCCGATCTGGCGCATGGAGGCGATGCCCCACCAGTAGCTGCCCTCCTTGGCGAGAGCGCCGTGCATCTCGATGACGGCCAGGGGGCCGACGCGCTGGTAGAGCGGCTCCTCGCGGCCGCCGGCGGCGGCCATGGCGGCCACGGCGGCAGCGTCCGGCAAGCCGCGCGCTTTCATCTCCCGAAACAGGCCGGCCAGGCGCTCGGGCTCCATGGCCCACAGACGTTGCGACTGGATGCTCACTGGTCGGCCTCCTTCTTGGGTGACTCGTCGGCGTCGTTGGCCGGCACCTGGACGGCGATGGAAACCGAGGACACGCCGACATCGAGGCCGTAGCGCTCGAAAATCCGGCGATCCCGGGCGATCTTGCGGGCCATGGTCTCGGTGTCCGTGCCGCGCGCGTTGAGGATGTCGGAATGGGAGTCCGTGAGGCTGGACAGGCCGAGCTGCTCGCCGGTGCGCTCCTTGACGATGTCGATCTGGCCGCGCGGCGGGCGGGTCCAGGTGCTGGCGCACAGGGCGGCCCGGGCCGCGTAAAAATCCGGGACGCGACGAGGCATCGCCAGCATCCCGCGCCAGAAGGCTTCCTCGAGCACCATCTCGTAGAGGCACTGGAGATAGCCCCGGATGATGCGGTCCTGCTCCAGGATGTGGACCTTGCCGGCCTCGAGCAGCTCGGCCCGGGCCGAGCTGTAATTGGACTGGGAAAAATCCTTGCTCACGATGCCCAGCGACTGGCCGGCCGTGGCCGTGACCAGCTTGGAGAGGCGCGAATAAAACGGGTCAAAGCTGTCGCTCGGCCGGGGGTTGGCCAGCAGATGCGGCTTGTCGCCGGGCCGGCCCGTGACCACCGTTCCCGGGGCGAACTCCCGGGGGTAGCCCGTCTTGCCGGCCTTTTTGGAGCCGTCGAGGTTGACGTCCGGCAGGCCCATGGCGTTGCCGGGCGACTCCAAGAACACCGTCAGGCTGGCTGCGATGACCGCGCCCACCAGCTCGGAGTCGACGTAGGCCGAGAGGTCGGCAAACAGTTTCATGGCCGGGGCCAGGATGGACTCGCCGCGCAGGGCCTCGGGGTCGATGCAGTTGTAGCGGTGGAAACAGCCCCAACGGTGGGCGATCAGGCGGGGGACGCGCCGGAAATGGCCGCTGGACAGCCCGGCCATCGGCCGGTTGTCAGTAGGCTCGGCCAACCAGTAGGCCACGGGCCGGCCGTAGTCGCCGATCTCGATGCCGCGCCGGATGTTGGGATTGGCCTGCAGGTCGCTGGGCGTGCGCAGCCGCGACGGATGCAGGGTCTGCAGGGCCAGGCCGAAATGGCGGCCGGGATCGTCGATCCAGACCGGCACTTGGATAAACTCGCCCAGCCCCAGCAGCGTGTGCATGAGCTGGTACTGCAGGTCGTTGAGATGGCTGCAGCCGGCGGCGTCGGCCTCGCGGCACCACAGCTCCCAGGCACGCTCGGCGGACTCGGCAAAGGCGTCGGCCTCGTCGTCGCCGATGCCCAGGGCCTGGATGTCCGGGGTGGACTGCGGCCGCAGGCCCGGGCCGATGATGTTGAGCGCCAGGGAGTTGATGCAGGAGGAGGCCAGCCCGTCACTGGCGATCAGCGACTCGGCCCGGTCGCGGATGAGATCGGCGTCGCGCTCGGCCGACCAGCCGTTTTGCCGGGTGGGGTAGAAATTGGCCAGCGTCCCCTCGCGGCTGGCGGCCGTGCGGCGCACGCCCTGCACCACGCCGCCGAGCGCCTCCATGCCGGCCCGGGCAAAAGCCCGGCGCAGGCCGCGCTCGGGCAGGACGTAGCCGATGGCGCGGTCGAGCCAGTTGGCGGCCATCAGGAGTACCGCCTGGGGATGGCCTCGAAGAACTGCGGCGATCCACGTCCGGCCGCCTCATCCTCGACAGTGGGCAGGGAGTCGAGCCAGTCGAGGTGCGACTGGATCCACGGCAGGTCGGCCCGGCGCAGACGGCGTGTGCCATGGACGACCTCCTGTCCCTCGGCGACAGCCAGGAGCGTGACTTTCCAGGCGGCGATGTGCTGGGCCTTTTCGGCGGCGGTGAATATGGCCATGCCGAGGGGCTAGCACACCATCCCAGGCCCAATAGCGGAAGATACGGACGATACGGAAAATACGGACGGTTTTTTCAGGCGGTTTTCGAGACCGGCGGATGGCCCGGGAAGCGAGGCGTGGCGAGGGTTTCAGGCGGGCGGCAGGGGATGCAATTTCGGGGGCTGAAATTGCACCGGCGAAAAATAGTTCTTCCAACCTATTTTGTCACCACTTATGTTGACAAAATGGCCGTCACCACTTATGGTGCATTCATGAACAGCGCGGAACTCAAGCGGTGGTTGGCGAAGCAGGGATGCACCTTCGAGACGCACAAGGGCGGCTCGGGCCATCTGACCGTCACCCTCGGCGACAAGACCGCGCAGCTGCCCATGCACGGCCAGGGCAAGGAGCTCGGCAAAGGGCTGGTCAACGCGATCCTCAAACAGCTCGGGCTCAAGTAGGAGAAACAACATGCTCAACTATCACGTGCTGCTGACACCTGACGACAACGACACCGTTCTGGTCACCTGCCCCGATCTGCCCGAAGTTGCCACCTTTGGGGAGGACGCCCAGGACGCCCTCGGCTACGCCGTGGCCGCCATCGAGGAGGCCCTGGCCGCCCGCATGGCCCAGAAAAAGGACATCCCCCTTCCGGCCAGCCAGCCGGCGGAGGATCTGCATCCCGTGCGCCTGGGCACCCAGACCGCTCTCAAGGTGCTGCTCTACGTGGCCATGCGCCGCCAGAACGTGACCAAGGCCGAACTGGCCCGCCGCATGGGCATCGCCCGGCAACACGCCGACCGGTTGCTGGACCTCAATCACGCCTCCCGGCTGGAGGCGCTCGATGCAGCGTTTTTGGCCCTGGGGCAGGAGGTGGTGATGGAGCTGCGGGAGCGGGCGGCGTAGGCATTTGCCCGGAGCATCGAATCATGGCGTGATTAGTTTTCTCCTGCGCGGAATTGTAAGAGTCGTTGCTCAATGTCAGTTATTTCTTTCGCTGCAACATCACGCGTTTCTTTCCCATAAAAAATATCAGTTATTGCTGCTATTAATTTATCTTCAATCGACTTCTCAAACCAATACAAACGACCTTTTTTAAGGCTGGAAAAATAAGCATAATCATCAATACTGTAAAAATCTTTAAGCTGCTTGACAAACCAATCATCTCGATACCATGGAGAGAAATGGCTAGTTACACACCCATCATAATAATTACTCACCACTGAATGCACAACAACCCTGTATATACTATACAAATTCCAAATATATCCCCCAACGTACAGCCGGACCTCGTCATTACTCAAATTGTTATATTCTGAATTAAAAACAGAAATATCAATTTGAAATCCTGGGTTATTCTTAACATGTTCATCAAAATATGTTTTATATTTGTCCTCTTCCAAAGAGTCTAAATACTGAACTGGCAGCGGTACAATCTTACGTAAATTGACCACAGATTTCCATAAAAACAATGCATTCGAAATTCTTTCTTTATTATAAAATGATACACAATCATACATTGATTTCTGCATTAACTCTCTGTGCGTCATTTCACGAGTAAATTCTTGCTTGTACGTTTCAATAATCTTTAAGTTTTCGCCGGCAAGCTTATTTTTATACTCTTCAAGCTTCAATTGGTTTGAGTATTCAACGGCTTTTGTAACTTTCAAAACAAACCAATCTTTAAGAAGCAAACCAATTATTGACACAACTCCTGTTGAAGCAACCACAGAAAGGAATACTTCTATAAACATGCAAAACTCTTTATTTTATAATATTGTGAAGTAAAGCCACAACAAAGAACACATTACTTTCTAAACTTCATCTCCGACGCCCTACCCTGGTATTTGCCGTGCTGGTCGTAGAGCCGCGCGTTGCCGTTGCTGTCCGTCATCACCCGGCCGACGTAATGCCCCTTGGCGTCGTAGAGATTTTGCTGGCGCGGGTTAGCGGTGTTGGTCGTGGCCCGGCCCTGGTAGCGCCCCTTGGCGTCATAGACCCGCGTTTCCTGGCCGGCCAGGGCGGCAGGCACGGCGATCATCGCCAGTCCCATCACCGTCAGCATGATTGCCGCGATCCGTCTCATGGCCACGCCCTCCTCTACTCCTGCCTCTCGCGGCTTCGGCGATATTTGTCAACCGATTTCAAGGTGACGCGAAGTCCTTTGACCGCGCCAAGACGCACGGCCTCCAGTTTGCCGTCGCGGATCAGGTCGTAAACAAACGTCTTGCCACAGTTGAGGCGCTCCGTGACCTGCCGGACGTTGAGGAGCTGGCCGTGGGCGGAGCGGTCGTAGGCAATATTGGTGTGGCGCATGGTGTCCTCGTTAGCGGTTGGCCAGGATGGCGCTGGCGCGGCTGGCGGCGTGAGCGAGCAGGCCGGCCGGGGCCTGGTCGTGGCGGTCCTGGGGACGGGCGTCGGCGCTCTCCTCCTGGTGCTCCAGCATCCAGCGCAGGCTCGGCGACCAGGAGTCGTCCACGCAGGACAGCGCCAGCATGGAGGAGTCGAGCAGGTGGTTTTGCCGGTTGAGCAGCTCCCAGGTCGGCTTGCCGGTCTTGTCCTTGACGAGCCGCTCGGCCGCGATCTGGCGGGCGTAGTCCTCGCCGACGCCGGCGTGGAGCAGGATGGGCTGGCGCGCCTCGGGCGAGAGGCGGCGGAAAAAGTGCATTTTGAGGTGGTTGACGTCGAGCAGGTAGAGGGTCAGGCCGCCGGGGATGGCCCGGCCGCTGTGCGGCAGTTTGTCGATGACGGTCCAGGAGACGGGCACGTGGTGGTCGCGGCTGCGCCCCTTGGCCGGATGCAGCCGGCCGCCGCCGTGGGCGCGGCACCAGGCGTAGACCTCCTCGGTGCGGGTGAGGATCTCGTGCTCGGTGGCGTTGCCGCCGGAGTCGATGGCCGCGCGCCAGATGCCCATGTCACGGCCGGGCTGGCCCAGCACCGGGTAGCGCGTGTGATGCACCAGCGAAACCACGTCCTCCCAGGTGCGGATCTGGCCGTAGTCGATGACCCAGCCCTGGAGCAACGGCCCCCAGGCGATGGTGGTAAACCAAAAATCCCGGGCCTGGGTGTCGATGCCGCAGGTGAGCGCCACGGCCTCGGCCGGCACGGTCTTGGCCGGCAGCCACATGGCCCGGCGCTGCAGCACCGTCTCCTCCCGGGTCTCCAGGGTCACGGCCTTGTACGGCTTGGCGCAGCGGCCGTTGGCGAAATCGCGCTTGACCCGGTCGTCGTCGGAGTCCTCGGCCGTGATCTTGTCGGCCATGAACTCGGAGAGGCTCACGAAACGTGACACCAACGACGGCAGGATGAAACCGACGCTGCGCGGTTGGTGTACGGGATTTTCGGCGATCCACTCGCCGCGAGAAACGGCCTGGTTCCGGGCGTGGTCGGTCCAGAGGTATTTGCAGTGCGGGCAGCGGTAGCGCCCAAGGCGGCGGCGCTTGATCTCCTTGGGGTCGCGGCAATCCTCCAGGGCGACCACGTGGTCCTCGTCCATGATCTGCACCGTGCCGCAGGCCGGGCATGGCACATTCCAGGTTCGCAGCTCGTCGCAGGCGTGGACCGTCGTCCAGATGACACTGGAGTCATCGCCCAGCGGTTTGGATATTTTGAGTTTTTTCCGCTTTCCGTCGTAGCTGATCGTGCGCTCATCGAACTCGGTGACCGGCGCGCCCTGGCCGGCCAGCTGGCGGTAGAGGTCGACCTCGTCGAGGAACAAATGCATGACCGACACCGAGGCGCGCTGGCTCGGTGACTGGGCCGAGGCGAGGTAGACCGGCGAACCGTCGGTGAGCTCCAGAGTGCCTTTGGCGTAGCGCAGGAGCAGCTTGCGCAGGGAGGCCGAGCCACGGATTCGCGGCAGCAGCTTTTTCTCGACGGCCCGGGCCAGGGTGTCCTCGTCGGGCATGGCCAGCATTTTGGGGCCGGGGTAAAACTCCATCGAGTAAAACAGGCTGGCCATGAGCAGTTCGGATTTGCTGATCTGCGGCGAGGCGCAGACGGCTACCTCTTCGACGTGGCGCAAAAACAGCGTGTCCATGATGCCCGGCATGTACGGCGTGACGTCCATGCGCAGCCGCGAGCCGGCGTAGGGGCCGTCCTGCACCACGATGTTGCGCGCCGCCCACTCGGACGGACGCGGGCGGATGCGCTTTTTGAAAATGCGGCGCTCGGCGTCGCTGAAGCGGAAAAACTCGGGGTCGCTCAAGACACCACCCTGTCCTGGTTTGCCGCCTGCTGGCGCTCCGCAGTGAGGCGGAGGCGCAGCCGGTCCCGCTGCAGGCGTTTGATCTCCAGCTCCACGAGCAGCAGCTCGCGCTGGATGGCGGCCACATCATCGGCCCGGCCCAAAAAGTCCCGGGCGTAGCGGTCGGCATCCGCCTGCAGGACGGACCCGTCAGCCTGGACCAGCAACCGGCCTGGGCTTTTCGCGTCCGCGTAGGCCTTGGATTTGCCGATTTTCCAGCCCTCGGCCTGGAGGTAGGCGACCACAGCCGACACATTGGGGAGCGTCATGATGTTGCGTCCTCGCTCAAATCCTCAACTCCTCGGCCAGCGCCCGACAAAACGCGGCCAGCTCCTGGGGGTCCGGGTCACGCTCAATCTCAAGCTGCTTGCGACGTTCGTACTCGCGCCAACGGGCCGCCTCATCAGCGGCGTCTGGGGGTGGTTGCTGCTCCATGGGGCTGGTCTACCTCGCGGCACGGATGGGCGTGGGGAGGAAAATTTTCCGCCCCACCGGAGCAACCTACGACACGAGGCTGGCCGGGGCAGCGACGCCACGGACGGCTACGGACACCAAGCGCGCCAGGGAGCGTCACAGTCACGCCGCGCCCCCCATCAAACTCCCCTGCTCGGCCCGGGCCAGGGAGTAGTCGATCCGGAAGAAGCCGAGCTGGCCTTTGCAGGGCATGAACGGCAACGGTTGGGCCTCGGCGGCCTGCCAATGCCATTGCCCCCGGATGGCCCAGGGTGAGACGTGGTCGCGGGTGCAGCCGACCAGGCGCACCATGCCCACAATGCCGCCGACGCCGCGCCCCAGCTCCGGGAAGCGCCAGCCCCCAGGGATACCGTAACGGGCGTGCATCTCGGCCAGGGTTTCGCGGGCGGCGGCCAACGGAAACAGCGGCCGGGCGCTGGCCTGGATGAGCACCCGGGCACCTCTGTACTTCTCCGGGAGCGGCCACGTGCGGTTTTCAACCGGCTTGAAACCGTTGACGAGAAAGAACGCCCAGGGCTGTTGCACGGATATGGCGATGCTAGGATAGTCCATGACTAGGCCGCCAGCTCCGAAAACCGCTCCAGAAACCGCCGGTGCGCCTCGCCGGGCGGCAGCCCCATCTGGCCGGGGTAGCGCAGCCCGATCTCGCGCATCTCGTAGGGCTCGGCCCCAATCGACCAGGGCCGGGGCGGCGACGCCATCAGGTGCTCGGCCTCGGTGGCCAGCATCCGCTGGTCGGCTTCGTGAAGCTCTCGGGACGGATGCACCGGCAGGTCGAAACGGCTGGCAATGGCCTTCATGATGCGCAGTTCAATGGGCCGGTAGTCCGGAAGCATCCCCTTGAGCGGCCGCACGATGTCGTGGACGTAGGCCTCGGCCGCGTCGTGGAGCAGCCCCTGCAGCCGTAGCGCCGGCGGCAGCGCCCGGGAGACGTAGAGGCAATGCTCGGCCACCGAGTAGTAGCGCCGGGAGTGGCCGGCGAACCGGCACTGGTTGGCCAGCGCGTGGGCGATGTCTTTGATGGACACCATGTCCGGCGTCGGCTCGACCAGGTCGAAAGCCAGGCCGGAAAAGGTCAGGGTCCAGGGGTTGCCGCTCATCTCTCTCGCCTCCTCGGGTTTGGGGTTACGCCGCATCCTCGCCGCCGCCGGCCTCCGCGCCCGGGCCGGCCACAAACTCGCGGTCGGCCGACCAGGCGTCCATCCAGTCGGCGGTCATCTCCTCCCACAGCTCCAAAAACGCCGGCAGTTTGGCCTCGTCGCCGCCCACGACTTCGATGAGCTTGGAGCCGACCAGCGGGCCGAAGTTTTCGATCTGCGCCCGGAAGAACTGGGCCCGGGCCGCCAGCCCGCGCTCGACCTCGACGCGCGGCACGAGCTGGCCCTCAAGTTTCTCGCGGCGCATTTTCGCCAGCAGCGCCTGCTCGGACTTGTGGTCCGCGTCGGCCGCCAGCCGCCGTCGCGATTCGGCGGCGAGCGCGCCGTCCTCTTCCTTGGCGGCCACGGGCAACTTGGCGGCGTAGGCCAGCAGCACCGCCTCCTCGAACTGGCCCTGGGCATTGGTCGGGATCAGACCGGCTTTGCAGTCGTCGTAAAATTTGGTCTTGCCGATGGCGAAACCGCGCCCCTGGAGGTAGGCCAGCGCCCCGGGCCGCTTGGCGAAAAGCCGCCCCTCGCCGGCCGGGCGGTCGGCAACAGCCTTGTCGACCTCGTCGCGCACGGCGCGAAACGCTTCCACGGTGGGTTTGCTCGGGTCGTCTCTCATGCGCTTTTTCAACTCTTCCTTGGCGCGCAGCAGCGTTGGCAAATCCGTGGCCGCGCTGCGCTCGATGTAGGGGGTGAGATCGTCCGTCATGCCGCGCCCCCTGCTGGAAACGGCCGGCCGTCCAGGGCCACGGCCACGCCGCCGGTGTGGTCCTGCCAGCGCCGCACGATGACATCGCAAAAGCGGGGGTCCAGTTCGATGGTGCGGCAGACCCGGCCCAGGCCCTCGCAGGCCATGAGCGTGGATCCGGAGCCTCCGAAAGGATCGATGACCAGCCCGCCGGGGCGGCTGGAATTGCGCAGCAGCCGCTCGAGCAGCGCCACCGGCTTCATGGTCGGGTGATCGTCGTTTCGGGCCGGCTTGTTGACGCTGACGATGGTGCCGGGCGCGACCTCCACGGTAAGATCCTGTCCCGAGACGAGGTAGACGTCGTCGCCGGCCGGGATCTGCACCCGGCCGTCCGGCAGCAGCACCGCGCCGGGCAGGGCCTCGAGGATGGTGGACTGGCGGCGGCCGCCGAACCAGCCGTGGGCACCGGTCGGTTTCCAGCCGTAGAGGATCGGCTCGTGCTGCCAGTGGTAGTCGGAGCGGCCAAGCACGTGGACGTTTTTGCGCCAGATGAGGCACGAGGCCAGCCGGAAGCCGGCGACCGTGAACGACTCACGAAACGTGAGCCCCTCGGTGTCCGAGTGGGCCACGTAGGCCGACGCGCCGTCGGCCAGGGCGACGTAGAGGCAATCGAACACCCGGCCCAGGAACTGGCGGAACGCGGCCGCGCTCATGTCGTCGTTGAGGATCTTGCCGGCCCGGCCCTCGACGGCCACGTTGTAGGGCGGATCGGTGAGGCACAGCTCCGGCCGCTCGCCGCCGAGCAGCGCCGCGTAGGCCTCGGGCGCCGTGGCGTCGCCGCACAGCAGCCGATGCCGCCCCAGCCGCCAGACTTCGCCCGGCCGGGTGGCCGGCGTCTCGGGCAGCGGCGGCACGTCGTCGGGATCGGTGCGGCCGGCCCCGGGCAGGAGCGCCAGCAGATCGTCCAGCTCGTCCACGGCAAAACCGGTCAGATCGAGAGCCACGTTCAGGTCGCGCAGCTCGGCCAGCTCCAGGGCCAGGGCCTCGTCATCCCAGGCCGACCAGGTGGCCGAGCGGTTGACGAGGAGCCTAAAGGCGCGGATCTGCGCGTCGGTCAAGCCGTCGACCAGCAGGACGGGCACGGATTCGAGGGCCAGGCGCTTGGCGGCCGCGAGGCAGAGATGGCCGTTGACCACCTCGCCACAGGCCCGGGCCAGCACCGGCACCCGGAATCCGTATTCCCTGATCGACTCCACCATCCGCGCCACCGCTTCGCGGCCGTGCCGGCGCAGCCCCCGTTCGTAGGGCCGCAGCCGGTCCACCGGCCAATATTCGAGCGTCATGGTTTGCATCCGTCAGTCCCCGTGCTACCTCCTCCGGGCCATGCATGGCTGGAGGGTTGGGGTTCCCTGGTCGGACGTCCCCGCACATCCGGCCGCCGGCTGGAGCTGCAACTCCGGTCGGCAGCCCTCCACTTAACCCTGCGCCGCCCTCTGGCCGCGCCAGTAGGCCAGGTTGGCCCACCCCGAAAATTCCAGGCTCGCGCCCGGGCCGCGCCGCACGATGGCCGCCGACTCCTCGCGGCCGGAGGCCAAGCCCCGCGCCTCCGCCAAATCTCGCGTGGCCCGCAGCCCCGGCCGGTTGGCAAACGCCAGCACAGCCTCGAGGCAAACGTCGAAAAACAGTCGCGCGATCTCGGCCAGCGTCGCTTCCGACACCTGGCCGCCATGGGTGAGGGCCAGGACGCGCTCGTCGTCGCGGGTGACGCCGGCGAGCAGCACCGGCTCGACCCGGGCCGCCGCCATGGCCGCCACCAGCTCGCGGATCGGCACGACGTCGGCCGCGTCGCCGTAATCCGGCGCGAGCCAGCGCACCGCCGGCAGCGCCTCCGGCGCGGTCGCGGTTGACGCCGCCGCGCCGCCCTGGCCCTCGGTCGCCGTTTCGGGCGACAACTCCGGCGTTTGGGTTGACACGGCCGCCGCTTCCGCCGCGCCCACGGCCACCGCTTCCGCCGCGCTCACGGCCGCCGCCGCATCTTCCTCCCGGTTCTCCCCCTCCCCTTGGGCCGACCGTCCAGGCCGCAAACGTCCTGAAAGCAGCGCCGGCGGCAGCCCGGCCATGACCCAGGCGCGCAGGTTCGCACCCCGCTCAAAGGCCTCGCCCGGGTCCTTGCCCACCGGGCAGGGCCAGCGTTTGGCGCGCGGGAAACTCGCGGCCCAGCGGGCCCAGCCCTTGGCCCCGGCCCCGCCGGCTCCCTCGGCGTCGAGGGCGACCAGGATGCACAGCGCCCGGGACAGGGCCGCGTGGACGTCGGCCGCGATCTTGCGGACGTTGGCTGTCTGGATGCTGACCACGCCGACCAGGTCGCCGACGTGGTGGTGCAGCATGAGCGCGTCGAGCTCGGACTCGACCACCACAAACGCCTGGGACTCGGGGCCCAGGATCATGGCGTCCATGGAGCTGCCGGGAATGACGTAGTACTTGGTCTCTTCCTTGAATTTCCGGCGGTCCTCGTCGGGACGGCGGATGCGCAGTCGGCGCACCGGGCCGTCCGGATCGGCCGACAGCTGGGGGATGACCACGCCGCGCGGGATCCAAAACGTGGTTTTCGGCTTGGCCGGGGCCTCGCCGTCCTTGGCCGGCTTGGGCTCCAGGGGCGGCAGCCCCCAGGAGGAGCGGGGGCGGATCAGGCAGGTCTTGCCCTTGTCGCCGGGATTGTAGCCGAGGCGGTAGCGCTGCACCGCCTCCAGCGGCAGGCCGCGCGCGGCCAGCCACTCCAGCCAGCGGGGATGGGCCAGCAGATGCTGATGGGCCCAGGCCGTGAACGTCGACGCCTTGGCCTGCCAAACCGCCTCGGGCGACTCCGACGGCACGGCCGTAAACGGCTCCTGCCCGGCCGGCTGGCGCGGGACGCGCGGCAACGACGGGACCGACCGGGCCACGGCCACGCCCAGGCGTTTGCAAGCCTCGGCGTAGCTCATGCCCTCGTAATCGCGCAGGAACTGGATGGCGTCGCCGTAGACGCCGCAACGCCGGCAGAAGTACCCGCCCCGGCCGTCGTGATCGGCCGGCTTGATGACGCACCGGTCATTTCCCCCGCAGGCCGGGCACGGCGCGCCCCACGACGTGCCGCTTTCCTTCTTCGGCACCAGCCCGTGTGCCTCAAACAGTCCAAGCAGATCAGCGGCCATGGCAATGTCCTGTTGTCCTGGCAATGTCCTGGCAATGTCCTGCCTCTAACCTATTATTACCTTTCTCTTTTTTAGAGAGTAGGACGATAGGACAGGAGGACATGGTATGCTCTGAGCCGCAGTCAACATTTTTGGCGAGCATTAGGGGGCGGCGTCCTGATGTCCTGGCGCACCACTCCATCCAGGGTTGACGCCCCTTCCCGCCCCCAGGACATTCCAGCGGCAAATGTCCTGGCGAGGTCCTTTGTCCTGGCTCACCAGTTGCCGAGATCATTGCCGCCGCCTTTGCCGCTGGTCTTTTTTGGGTAATTATCCTGGGCAATTGGATTGAGCTGCACGCCGTAGTAGTAGACGTTTCCGCCCACCTTTTGCTTTTGGACCTTGCGGCCGAGGTGCTTGCCGAAGGTGTGCATGGTCGGGACGTATTTGCCGCGCTGCTTGAGATGCCAGCGGGTGTAGAGGTCGTAGACGTCGCTGGCGCTCACCCGATCCTCGGGGCCGGCCTGGTCGAGGCACTCCTCGACGAAATCCTGGAGGTGGTCCTCGTCGCGTTTGTAATCCTCGGTGGCGGCCAGCACGGACTGGGGCGGCGCGATGCCGGCCGACTGCCAGAGCAGGCAGCCGCGCACCAGCCAGGCCAGGATGCCGGGCAGCTCCGCCTCCAGGCGAGCCGGCAAGGTGCGGTCGCGCAGGCGCTCATTCTCGGCTTTGGGATTGTCGACGTAGCGGTAGGGAAAATTGACCAGGCGCAGCCGATCCCAAAAGGCGTACTCATGGGCGGCGGCGTGCGGCCGGTGGTTGGTGAGCAGGAAAAGCGTGTGGGTCGGGTAGAACGAGGTCGGGTCCCGATCCCACATGTAGCGGCCGGTGAGGCGGTCGTCGCCCGACAGCCATTTGACGCGCGACACCGAAAAGCGCCGGTTGTCGTCGGTCTCGGCGGCGTAGGCCACGCGCAGACCGTTGAGGCTCATGATCGTCGGCGTCGGCTTGTCCACGTCCCGGGCCTGCCCCTGATCCAGGAGCAGCTCCGCGCCGATGGGCGCCATGTAGTTGCCAAGCACCTTGCCCAGGGTCTCGATGAGGACGGTCTTGCCGTTGCGGCCCTCACCGGCCAGCACCACAAACAGCGGCTCCGACGACAGGCCCGTGATGGCGTAGCCGAAAACGCGCTGGAGGAACCCGGCCACCTCGGCGTCCTCGCCCACGATCTCCTGGACGAAAGCCTCCCAGGTCGGGCACGGCGCATCGATGCCCGCCCACTCCACGCCGCAGGTGCGCTGGAGCATGTCCGTGGGCCGGGCCGCCCGGAACTCGCCGGTGCGCTGATCCACCACGCCGTTGGCCACCCCGAGCAGGAAGGGGTCGGCGTCGAAATCCTCCATGCGGGCCAGCAGCGGATCCTCGTTGGAGAGGGCAAACCGCAGGGCCGCCGTCACCCCCGAACCCTCGCGCAAGTCGTCGACGTTTTTGCGCAGCCGCTTCTCCAGACGCTCGAGGCGCTTCTCGGACTCGTTGTCGCGCGCGACCTTGGCCTCGGCGATCTGCGTCTGGACAAGCGCCCGCGCCTCCTCGTAGCGGGACACCACCGTCTCGACAGCCGCCTCGGCCCGATAGGTCGTGACCTGCTTCCAGTAGGAGCCGGTCCACTCGAACCACTGATTTTTGAGCTCGGCCACGCACAGCAAACGCCCGCGATTAAGCGCGGCGTACATGAGGCCGTCGCCCTTTTGGCCGGCGTAGAGGCAGCGCTTCACGAACTCGTGGTCGACCACGGGGGTGTCGGACGGGGAGGCCGCGGTGCCCTCCTCTTTCACGCGCCCCTCTACCGCAGCCCTGGCGGCCGCGATTTCCTCGGGAGTCGGATCGTTCATCTGGTCAGACATGCAGAGGCATCCTGTCGGCTAGAGGGTTGGTCCCCGAAAGTTTTTCCGTTTTTCCGCCAGATTTTTTCCGCCAAATTCCGCGACCCCCCGCACCCGACGCGCGCGGCTATTTCCGAGGCCGGGGAAGGACCCGCGAAGAGGCCGTCAGACTGACAGGCCGCCAGGACATCGCTGGTCGGTTTTGAGGAGAAAGGAGGGGGGAGGGGGCGACGGCGAGGAGCGCCGCGCTGCGCGCGGCGAGCGGAACGCCCCGGTCGGGGTTGGCGCGTCGGTTGTCCTGCCCCAGCGCGGGGCCATAGACGTACGCCAACCCCGACCGGGGCGACGACATATGCAGTCCAGGTAAGGGAATGGACACCTAACCGGCTAACGGGCGGGCTAACGAGACCGACGGATGAAGCCGTGTGCGACGGGGGGAAGCAGATGGAGTATTCAGAAAAAACGTAATATTCAGTGGATGATAGAGCTAAAAACGAGGCGGGGTGATAGCCTCCGGAGCCAAAGGCCACAGGTTCGAATCCTGTATTGCCCACCATCTTTCAAGGGGTTGCGACGTGAGTCGCAGCCCCTTTTTCGTTTCGGCAACAGCGCGGCGACGGCTTTGGCAAGTCTGGGGATTTTGGAACAGGGCTTCACAGGGTTGTCCGCGGAAATGCAAGCAGCAG